TCGAGCGTCGACGGCTGTCCAGTGCGGCCACATGCGGTCACATCCTCGGCTGGCCATGGTTGGTAGTGCGTTCTCATGGCGCAGCCTCCAGCGCGGCGACAAGGACCGCCCGTTCACTTGTTCCACGGCACACTTCGTATCCGTCACAATCGCGGACTACCCAGACCGGGCCATCGTTCCCCGCTGCCATGTAGGCGTCGCGATGCGCATCACGCACCAGCGCGAGCAGGCAACCGACGGTGGCAGGGTCGGTAAGGTCTGGAAGCACGTCAGAGGTAGTAGGCACCGGCAGCGCCACCACGGCCCGCTCCACGCCACCCATCGGAGACGGATAGCGGCAAATCCCGTGCATCCCAGTCAGTCCGACGTGAGACACCCGGAAACCTTGCCAGTCTGGATGAATCGCGAGCATTCCAGGCATCCACCGCCAGCCCTTACAGGCGACTGCTCTCTTTGCGAGGTCGTCACTCATGGCGCACCATCCAAAGCGGCCATCATGCGGCTCGGCGTGGTCCACATGCGTCGGTACCATGGCAACCGTTCCCACTGCACCAGCGCGATGGACAGGTCAACCAGCTCGGCCTGGTGGCGCGAGGGTCTGGCGTTCGCCTCGGCGAGTCGCTGTTCGAGATAGGCGCACCGCTCGCGCAGCCTTCGAGCCTCGGCAGTGCATCGGTCGGCGCGGATACGAAGCGCCACCAGTTCTTGATGTCTCGTCATGCTTGCTCCCTTTCAAGCACTGGCAGCGCCAGCGCGTCTGATGTCATGTCGACCAATGCGGCGACCCTGGTGGCCTCGCTGCGCCGCTGGGTGCGCTGCATGGCCGCACGATGGGCTGTCACGAATGCTCGTCGGTTCGCAGCGTCAGAGGCGCGCAGAGCCTCTGGGATGGTCGAGCCATCTGGCCAGACCTCGCGCCAGCCACCAGCGGCAGCCAGACCGGCAGCGATGGCACGCTCGCGCCGCTGGTCCTCGTGCAGTCGAAAAGGCATGGGCTGATGCGGGTCGCGAGGCACTGCCGAGCCACAAGACTCGGCGACGAGGCGCAGGTCGCGCAGTGCTGCACCGTAATCGGCGACAGCGAGCCACCTTTCGACACGCTCGCGCACCGAGTCAGGCCAGTGACCTGGCTTGGCTAGCTGGGTGCGCGCACTGTCGATGGCGCGCTGATAGCCTCGCCGAAAGTCGGCAGGGTCGCAGCCTCGACCGAAGACAGACCAGCCACCGCACTCGACCAGGCCGAGCCATCGAGCCTGTTCTTCTGCTCGGCAGGTCGCGAGCGCGAATACATGCGGGTCGCTCGGTTTGGCCGGCTCTGTCGCGCCATGGATGCGGCGCAGCATCCGAAGGCGACCCCAGTCCTCACCGCTGGTGTCGTCCTCGCCACCGCTTAGCAGGCTAAGCAGTTGACCAGGCTTTGGCCACCAGGCAGCCTGTGGGCCTCGCAGGTACAGAAGGCAGGCAGCCATGAGCTGGTCATCGCCGACATCCGGCATGACCACTGACCAGGCGACACCGATAGCAGCCACCGAGGTCGCCTTCGGCATCTGGCAGCCAGCGGCTACCAGGAGCTCGATGGCATCGGCGATGCCTTGCTCGCTGGCCATCAGGTCGCAGCCTGCGCAGCGAGCACGCAGTCAGGGATGCCGTCGGTCTTGGCTTCGGCAATCGGGTATTCCGGCAGCGCCGTCAGCTCGCGCCAGGTCTGCCAGACCACGCCGATGTCGAAGCCATCCTCGTCGATGGTGCCATTCGAGTCGTTACCGCCAAAGACGCGCAGCGCCTGGTTGACGGCGTAAATCTGGTCGATGGCCTTATGCCTTGCGTCATGCCGGTGCAGCCCGACACAACTGATTTCGAGCGCTCTGCGGTCGTCGCCAGTGCGAATCTCGACCACGCAGTTGAAGTAGTCGTGGCCATCCCTGTACCGCATCTGGTAGGTGGCGAATCCGAAGTCATGCGTCTCGATGATGATGTAGCTCATGGTTGCTCCCTATCGGTCCCAGTCGCAGTTGTTGAATACGCCAAGCACCTCGGCGCACTGCTCGTTGACAATCTCAGCAGCCTGCTGCCTGCCGACAGCCACCAGTGCGGCCTCGGCCCCTTCGAGCATGGCCATCAGTTCGTTGACCGCTCCTTGCTTGTCATGAAGGTCTGCCGCGCGAATGGTCATGGCTTCTGGCATGTTGATGGTCATGGTGGCCGACCAGCGCCCCCATGCCTGCTTGCTGAAATGGACGCCGATGTTCTCGAATGCCTCGATGATGGTCATGCTTGCTCCCTTCGTTGTAGGTACACAATGTATACCCTGATGGGTTCAATCTGTAAACCATTTCGGGAAAGTTTTTTATTCGCCTTCGAGAATGTCGGCCTTTGCGCCTTGCAATACCCGGAAGCGTCTGGCAAAATTTGGAAGCGCCTCGGCCTTCGGTGTCGCTGTGAATCGACCCGCCTGACCGTCTCGCCAGGCTGGCACCCACTCGTCGAGGTAGGCTGCGGCCTTGGCAGGACGGAAAAGCGTAGCGTGTCCGATGCGGCGCTCGCGCAGGAAGGTCGCCCGGTCGTCTTCGCTCTGCTCCCACCAGTCGACCAGCTCGATGGCCTTGGCCTCGCCATGCTCGCGGATGACGGTCGTCAGGCCACCTCGCTTCGGTGCCTGGATGCCGAGGCTCGCGCCATGCACGCGACGCCAGGCCTCGCGATAGTGCGACCAGACTCGCGAGACAGGTGTCTCTGTCTCTGTGGTTGTGAGAGGTGGTTGTGGTTGTGAGTGTGTAATTACGCGCGTGTGGTCACTCTTGGTCCGTTCTTGGTCCACTTCTGGTTCACTTTTGGTCCGCTTTTGGTCCGCTGAATCGCGATTGTGTAGTTTATCCTTGCCTCGGTTGGTCCGCTTTTGGTCCACTTTTGGTTCACTTTTGGTCCGCTCTTGGTCCACTTTTGGTCCACGCCGATGGTCATCGAACCAGCGGTCCCAGGCTTCGCGCTTGGCTGGGTCTGACCAGGCATCGACATCGGCGAGCAGTCGCGACACCTTCGACTGCGACCAGCCCCACACTGCGGCGAGCTGTCTGCGAGTCGGAAAGCGGCCTCGCGGTCGCATGGCCTGGTCCTGTAAATAGCGCAGGTCGGTAATGGCCAAGCCGCGAGGCCAGGTCATCGTGCCAGCTAGGTCGAGGCGCGCAGTGCGCCAGTCCTCGGGGTCGACAGCGAAGAACGGCATCGAGTCTCCACATGATGTGTGCGATGTGCTACCATCGCGGCGGGTTGTTTAGGCGCAGGCGCGCAGGCGAAGTGACCGTCGTCTGTGCGCCTTTTCTTTTGGGGTCGGCCATGCAGCGCATCATTCTCACGATACCACTGACCGACGCAGGACCAGCAGAGCTTGCCAAGCTGGTCGAGCTCATCGCCGCTGGGCATGGCATCGCCTTCGAAGGCGCGCCCTACCTCGCGACCGAGCCCGATGGCGTGGTCCTGCTTTGCTTGCCTGTCGCAGTCGAGTCTGCCGACCACTAGCAGCCCAGCAGGCTGCGAAGCGTGTCAGGCGTGACATAGAGGCGCGCTGCGAGGATGCGTACCCGCGTCTCGTGGTCTGTCTCTAGTGCGGCCACAAGGTCAGCGAGCACGCCTTCGTCTGGCATCTGTCGGCCTGCTTCCCAAAATTTCAACACGTTGTCGGTGAAGTCTGCGCCCATCGTGCCGCAGTGCCTCGCGAAGCGCACGCGACCCAGGCCAGTCGCCTCGCGGTGCGCCTTCAGCCATTCGCCCACCATGGTGCGCGCTTCTTGCTTGTCGATTCTCGGCATGTCTGCTCCCTCTTTGATTATTTTCGCGAAGTGCGAAATATTGCTAGTCGGTTCATCCTGCATAGGGTATAACATGAACCGTCAGCAAAGGGAGCATGAAATGAACCTAAACGAATACATCGAGATTGAGGTGGTCGAGGTGCTCGGCGACTTCGTGACGCTTGAGCTGGTCGTGTGGGACAACTGGCACTTAGGTAGTCACTACCTGTGCTTCACGTTCGTCGCCGAGTGCGACACCGATGATGGGTGCCTGTATATCGACCGCATCGCCAGCGGCGTCGATGTGCAGCTTCGGCTCCATGGTGACTATGACCGAGTAGTCGCAGGCACCTATGACCGCACCGATGTGAATGTCTGGACCATCGGCGACCTTGACGAGCTGTTCGCTCGCGTAGCTGGTGACGTGCAGCGCCTGCGCCTGGTGCCAGCGTGACCGGCGAGCAGGACTGGCACAAGGCCAGGCGACATGGCTTCGGAATCGGCGCGAGTGATGCGCCTGCCATCCTCGGCGTGTCTCGCTATGGCGGCCCCTGGCGCGTCTGGGCCGCGCACAAGGCTCCGCATCTGCTTCGACCCGCTGGACAGGTCGCGAGCGATGGCAGGCACCTCGAACCGGCTGTGGTGGCGATGTATGCAGAGCGCGAGGGACTCGACCTGCTGCACCATCGGCACACCGTCTATCAGCACCCTCGCATCGCATGGCTTCGCATGTCGCCAGACGCGACCGAGGGACCAGCCGACGCACCCACTGGTCATTACGAAATCAAGGTGGTGTTCTCGGCGCAGGTAGTGCCGACGCTGCCGCAGAGCGGCGACATGGACATGGGCAGCTTCCCAGTACAAGCCTGGGTCGTGCAATGCCTGCACCAGCTCGCCGCAGTGCCATCGCTAGAGCACGTCACGCTGGTGGCGCTGCTGCCGTGGTTCGAGCTTCGAGCGTATCGCCTCGAACGCGGTGCGCCTGGGTCGCTGGTTCGCAAGGCCATCGCCAAGCTCGCGACTCGACTGCGCGACTGGCGCGAGCGGTACCTGGTCGGCGACGAGGTGCCACCCATCGACGACAGTGACGAATGCAGCCGACACGCAGACTGGGCGAACCCTGCCCCACCAGACTGGGCCAAGACAGCAGCCGACAGGCCATCGCGGGACGCTACCGAGGCCGAGGTCGCAGCGGCCTATGCCTATGCTGATGCCAAGCGGCGCGAGGCAGAGGCGGTCAGCGAGGCCAAGGTCGCGCGGAATGTGCTGCTCGATGGCATCGGCGACCTGTATCGGCTCGGCCTGCCTTGCGGTGGGTCGGTCAAGTTTAGCGCACATCAATCGCGCCGCCTGACGGTGCAAGACAAGCGGTTGGAGGATGCGTGAGCTGGCACTTTTTGCAGGGGCAGGCGGAGGCATCTTGGGAGGGCGACTGCTTGGATGGCGCACCGTCTGCGCTGTCGAGGCTGCTGCCTACCCGCGTCGAGTCCTGCTCGCGCGACAGCGCGACGGCATCCTCGACCCGTTCCCTATCTGGGACGACGTGCGCACCTTCGACGGCCATCCATGGCGAGGCCATGTCGACGTCATCAGTGGCGGTTTCCCATGCCAAGACATCAGCGCAGCGGGCAAGGGCGCAGGCATCACCGGCAAGAAATCTGGCCTCTGGTCTGAAATGGCGCGCATTATCGGAGAAGTCAGACCGCCAGCTGTGTTTGTGGAGAACTCACCGCTTCTTGTACGTCGAGGACTCAATGTCGTCCTCGGCGACCTTGCCTCGATGGGGTACGATGCGAGATGGTGTGTGCTCGGCGCTAGACATGTCGGTGCACCTCACCAGCGCGACAGGCTCTGGCTGCTGGCTACCGACCCCGACAGCGAGCGACTGGTCACCAACGAACGGCGAGCCGTACCAGACGAAGAACGGCGTGTGGCGACTGAGGCGACCAGACGGTCGATGGTCGAGACTGGGACTGGCGTGGCACGCGGGAAATTTAGCCACACCCACAGCGACAGCGAACCAACTCAGCCCATCTATGATGCAGCACGCACGATATCGAGCGTGGATGACTCACAGTTGGCCAACGCCAACAGCGCACAACGCCAAAGAGACGGCCGCGCCAAGCGAGTACAGAAGAAATACGCCAACGCTAGCGGCGCAGGTTGGTGGAAAACTGAACCCACTGTGGGTCGAGTGGCTGATGGGCTGGCCCATCGGATGGACAGACTGCGAGCCACTGGGAATGGACAGGTTCCGTCAGTGGCTGCGGTTGCATGGTGCATATTAAATGACAACATGCTAAAATAAATCAAAAGGGGGCAACAATGAGCAAGAACGAACTAAGCAAGCGCGAAGGTTTCGCCAACTACGTCGAACGGGTCGTCTCTGACCGCTGCGCGACCTTCCTGGCGAGGCCAGAGCAGCGCGACAGGCTCGCGCGCCTGGTCATGGGACTGGTGCCGAAGAATCCGAAAATCTTGGAGTGTACGCCAGCCTCGGTGGCGATGTGCTTGCTGCACTGCGCCGAGCTTGGCTTGGAGCCATCGACCACGACAGGCCACGCTTGGCTTATCCCTCGCTGGTCGAAGCAGGCCAAGGCGAATGAGCTGACCTTCTTGGTGGGGTACAAAGGCTTTCTCGAACTCGCACACCGAGTCGGGAATATCCGCACCATTTATGCAGGTGTCGTTTACGAAGGCGAGGACTTCACCGTCAGCATCGACGGCAGCGGTGTCGCCATTCATCACACACCGAACCTCTCGCGAGGCTTCGACCGCAGTGATGACGCACTGATAGCTAGCTACGTCATCGTCACGACCAGCGATGGCGGTACCTATTCCGACTGGTGTACTCGCGACGAAATCGACCAGAGGCGCGCCGCTGGTGGCTCGCGCAGCTTCTCGCCATGGTCGACGCATTACCCTCGCATGGCTCGCAAGTCGGCCATCCGAAAGCTTTTCGGCGGTGGCGCAGTGCCGATGACTGGTCAGGCTGCGCACCAGCTTCGCAAGGCCATCGAGCTCGATGTCGAGGCCGAGCTTCGCGAGATACGCGAGAAGGCCGAGGCCAGACCTGCGCCGCTTATCCTGCTTGACGGAGACGACAGCGAACCGCTCGATGGGCTTTTCGCCGAAGG